TATAAATTTCTGTATATTCGCCATCAGCAGAATCTGCCTTTAGCTTTTCTGCAGCAAATTTTTCAAGTGGTATACCCCACTGGTTAGCTCGTCTAACATCTTCTGGTGTTAGCTTAACTTTATTACCTCGTGAGGTTTGCGGTGTGCGTGAAGCACCTGCAACTACTTGAGCAGAATTTGACGGTGTATCCTGCAACCGTGGTGTAACTTCTTTTTCTTCCTGTTGTACGGCAGGAGAAGGAGAAGCATCTTCATACTTATGAGGAAACTGATTACGTAGTCTTTGATCAATTTCCCCATAAAAATCGTCATCAGTAGGATCGTAACCCTCTGACTTTAATTCAGCATCTGCAGCTAGTGCTGCTGCAGTCATGATTTGATCTTGACCAAACCAAGGATTTTTACTAGCCCAAGCTACAGCTTTAGGATCATATTCCTGCTGTTGCTGTGGTACATGCTGTTCAACTGTTTGACCTGCAGCTTCAAGACGTGCATTATATTCTTCCCACGCCTGTTGCTGCTGTTGAATAACCATAGACTCAGCATAAGCTTTAGACATTTCTTCTTGAGCAGCAAGCATACGATCTGTATCACCAGAATCTGCAGCTTGTTTATAAATTTCTTTAGCTTGCTCAATACGATTAGTAAGTTGTCCTGATGTACTATCAATATTATTTTTAAGACTAGTAGATAGTTCTTTTTCTCTTGTTTGAACAGAAGTACGTAAATTATTTACTTCTGAACGTAACTTTTCAATTTCTTCTTCTCGTTCTTTACGTTGACGAATAAGTTGTTTAATACGTTTTTCAGCACCTTTTGTTTTAATTCCCTCTAGTTCTTCTGGAGGTTGTTCTGCTTCAGGTGTAGTAGTTTGTGGTTCTTCCTTATCAATAACATCTTTTTGTATTGTTTTTTGAACTTCTTTTTTTTCTACAGAAGAAGGTTCTTCAATTTCATATTCTACTTCTGGAGGAGAAGTATCAGAATTATCTGATACACTAATTTCGGACCATTCGGATAGGTCTACTTCCATCTCTTCTTGTGGTTCGTTACTCATTACTTTCCTTTCTTCTCGCTAGTTGCGACACTAACGGTTACGTCATTTATTTCTATAGTATACTGTACTAATTTTAATTAGACAAATTAAATGTTGGATCAAGAGAACTAGGATTATCTACTTTCATAATAATCTGGTCATCAAAAAGTAATAAAAGCTTTACTCCTTTATAAACAAACTTTTGTCCAATTAGTTTACCATACGCTACATAATCACCCTCTTCACACCAAGAACCTAAAGGAAACTTAGCTTTATCGTCATAAGCTAGTTTACCAAGTTTAAGAACTTTACCTACTGTAGTAAGATAAGCAATATCATCTTTTGTAGAGTCAGGTAAAATAATACCTCCTTTAGTTTTTTTCTTGATAGATACAGGTTTTACTAATACATGATAACCCGGTAGCTCTGGTAGGTCTTCTTTTTTTATTTCAATTTCTTCATCTGAAACCCAATCAGAATTAGGAATTGCTTTACCTAAAGTGGCTACTTGCATTTTATTTATTACTCCTCTTCACTGTAAATTCGAGTTTTAACAATATTGATGAGATTATCTTTTGATAGTTCAATCCCTTCAATTCTACCAACTATCTGGCGATAATCAGCATAACTCGAAGCACTGCCATATGCAAGTAAATTTTTTAGTTCTTCTATTTGTTTATCGTATTCTTGTGATATTTCTTCATAAATATTCATTTATTATTTATTAGTTTCCTTTACAAAAGCTGTTACCATGTCTGCAGCTTTAAGCATTTTAGTTGTATCTGAAGCTTCTTGAGATTTAGCTAAGTCCATAATAGCATCCAAAGCTGCAATAGCTTTCTTTGCATTACGATCTTTTTCTTTTTCTTGAATACCCGTTGAAGTCTTAATACCTTCTTTCATCATATCAATTTGAATCTGAGCTTCCTTCAGATCAAGTTCACGGTTCTTCATTGCTGCTTCAACACTTTCTTTAGCTGTCTGTGCTTGTATCTTAGCTTGTTCAATCTGTACACGCTGCTGTTCAATATTAACCATCTGTGCTTCAGGTGAGCCTGCTTGTTGCATCTGTGCTGCTGCTTGGTTAGCCTGAGCTACCTGTTGTGCAGCCATAGCCATAACTTGTTCCATGACCTGTGGATCATTAGGATCAACCTGACCTGAAGCAACAGCCTCTGGACCATACTGCTGAATCATCTGTGCTGCAGTACCCTGTACTTGCTCTTGATACTTCATAATCATATGCTCTTGCATATTAGCTTCAATAACTGGAGCAATACGCTGCATTAGAGGATTCTGACCATTCTGAGGGTCTTGCATGTAGGCCATTTTAGCTTGAATATGAGCATCATGGTTTTGACCCATAAAGGCTTTAATTGGTAGACCCTTAACTGCTGCCATAATATCCGAGATTGGATCAAGAGGAACTGGTGAAGGTTTCCGAGGCATAATCTTATCTAGGTTAGGCACGTTAGCTGTTTGAAGGATATTACGATTAAGTTCTTCCATGTCAAACATACCGGGTGGTGACTGCTGTGCTAACTGTAGTGCCATTTGAGACATCATCATACGATGTGCGTTAGATGGAATGTTAGGATCAGATACTGGAATAATATCAATACGACCATCAAAGTCTGTCTTATAGATTTTTAGACTATGCTCTGGTAGTTCACACATAGATTCTTCTGGGAGGTATTCGTAGTTAATACGCCCTAAGATTCTAAATTCGTCTCTCTGAGCTTTATGTAGACGCTTATGAATAGCAGAAAAGAACTTACTACTAGCTTCTAGAAGAGCCATAGTTGTTCCTACAGGACCATAACTAGCTCCATCAGAAATAACTTGTTCTGTGCTATCAGCAAACTTTTGTGCTGCATTAGAAACAAAACCTAACATCTGGAATAGAGTCTGCGATGGTTCTTTGTATGGCAGAGGAATGATCATTTTAGATAGATCATTACCTACAGCTTCAACTTCTTTCCATTCGCCCGGTGCAATTGGGTCGTTATCTCCTACCATACGTAGACCTTTAGCCTTAAAACCGCCGGGTAGGTTAGCAAACTGACCTGCATCAACTAAGCCACGCATTGCTGCTGTAGCTGTCATTGTTAGATTGCCGAGGAAGTGGATTAGTCCCAAGCCATAGAAACCAAAGCCGGGAACAAAGCGATAGTGAGTAAAGAATATTTTCTTTTCACGTCGTTTGTCTTTAATGTCATAGTTACGACGAATAGACAGTACTTGTCGTGACTGTTGATCAATAGTAACAATATAGGGTAGAGACAGACCGTCATCCTCACCGTGATACTGCTTTGGTAAATCCAAGTAGCAGTGTTGTTCAAGGAGAACATGTTGTGGGTCATGTTGTGAAGAAGGGGAAAGACCCAGAATCGTATCCATCTTCTGTGCCATGGGCGTTTGCTCTGGCATAGAAGCTTCAGGCAGGTCAACGTCGGCATACATACCTGCGGCTATGTCACGTTGCATTTCGATTGGACTACGATAAATCACATGAGTATAACGATCTGCTCTTCGCAGGTCTGTGGCATAATATGAGATATAAAATTGATCAATAGGAACAAACTCAGATACAGGACGATTTAGAGACTGATCAAAATATGTCTTCTTAAAGGCTGAACCAATAAGTGGTAGGTGGAACAACATACGTTCAAATTCGTCAAAGTATTCACCCATCTGATCTGTGATCTGATAGTTCATAAATGCTTTAACACGATTAGCTTGTTCACTCTTGTCTTCTGTTACATCACCAATAATCTGAGATTTAACAGGACCGGCAGGAGGAAATAATTCTTGTGTTGCTTTAGATTGAAACTTAACGGCTGACTCAATAAGGATCGGATGTACAGCAGTACATGCTCCTTCAAAAGGCTCTGATGCTTCTTCTAACTTTAGACCTAGTAAGTCAAAGCCACGCTCGAACATACTTTCCCATTCAGCACGAGAGTCTTTGTCAGCCTCAAAGTTTTCAATAACTTTATAGGCAATATCTTCAAGAAGCTCTTCATCCATATCATCTGCAAGATTACGATAGAACTCTTCTGGTTCTTCATTCTGCTGCACTTTGGATCGTTCGTCTTCTGGTGGTTTAAATTCTACAACGATACCACCATCTTCAGGATCAACCTCCATGAATGCTTCATTGCCATCTTCGTCTACACCTGTAGATGATTCAATTTCAATAGATAGTTCACCCATTTGAATTTGATCGAAGGGATTACGTTCTGTTGCCATGTTTTATATTGCCTTCTTCACAAGTAATATCATTAATTATGTACTATATCATTAAACTCGCCAGTATGCAACTCTCTTTTGTTTACGAGGGTTTTCGTCATCTTCCCAATCTGCATCTTCTTCGTGTTCTATACGCCAGCTTTCTTTGAGATATAGTGCAGCCATAGTTAGTGCATCAACCTGATCGTCATGGGGTGCATAAGGAAAAGTTGTTACTTCATCTGCTAGTTCGTCAGCCCATTGTTTATATTCAGGTAAGAATATCCTACCTGACTCAAACAAAGGTGTAATAGCATTAAGCCTTGATGTTTTATCTTTATCTGGCATATATTCTAATACGGGTAGACCAGCCCTCCTCATATCCTGTATCAAAGACTGACCTGAAGCTTTCTTTTCTACTAAGCATACATCTGGTCTGTGTGTTCTAAATTGTTCTTGTGCAATACGTCTTAGATCAGGATATTCATATCTACCTCTTTTACTTCCTAAGAGTATCATATTTGCTACTACCTGCTCTACTCCTGTGTCTATATCTTCATTTACTGAATGAAAAATACCCCAAGTTTGTATAACACTGTAATCAGCAGTATTACTGGTAGAAAAGGCTGTATCATAAGTTTGTAAAACAAATTCACAATGTGGTGGTTCATCTGCATCCCACCATTCAATCCAATCTTTCTTTACAATACCACCTTCATCAGGTGTTGGGTTTTGCATGTAAAGACTGTCCCAATACTTTGATCCATTGGTTGATCTAATCTCTAATTCATCTAATCGTAAGACATCATCTGTCTTCCACTCAGGGAAATAGCTGCTACCTACTGGAAGACCAAGTAAGTCAGATGTAGGCTCGTCAACCCACGCAGGGATAGAAATAACATGCCAGCGTTCTGATGGCTTCAGGTCCATCTTTTCTTCTTGTTTCAATAACCAGCCACATAGATCGTCATAATGATATCTGGTGTTAATGATAATAATTCTACCATTGGGCATTAAACGTGTACGTAGTCCTGACGGCCACCATTCCTTTATGTATCTTCTACCTGCATTAGAGATTGCATCTTCTTCTGACATCGCATCATCCAAAATAGCGATATGTGCACCACGTCCTGCAATCTGACTACGTACACCTGCAGCATAATAAGAACCTCCACCACTGGTCTTCCACTTACCTGCTGCTCTTACGTCTTGTCTAAGTAGTACTCCATTGAATACATTTTGAAATGAGTCTTCACTAACTATATCTCTTACTGATCTACCAAAGTCACTAGCTAGTTGGTCAGAGTGACTAATAGACATGATTTCATGGTTGTCGTGTTTACCAATATACCATGCAGGAAATAGCTTAGAACAAATAACTGACTTAGAAGACCGGGGTGGTAGAAAGACCATCAAGCGTTTAATTTCACCTGATTCAACTTTCTGTAACTTTTCTGATATCAGTTCAATATGCTTACCCATAACGAAGTCGGAGACAAGAAGTGGAGCGAACTTCTTAACGAAAGACAAGAAGTCATCATTACATTTTCTATCTACTAGGTCTTTTAGCCTATCTCTTACAGACATCAGGACATTGAAGTTTATTTCCTCATGTTGTTGTTGTTCATCTACTTCTCTAAGCACTGATACCATTATCTTACCTTTTTATTTTCTCTTAGATGCCTTGGATGCAAATTATTTTTTTTTATTTTATCATACTCCTCTTGTGGAGACAACGAAAATGTGATACCCTATCTTTAGATTAGGCAGAAGAGATTATAATATAGTTATATATAATAGTATATAATAATATATATATAATAGTATATAGTAGTATATAGATGTAGATGAGCAAGCCTAGTTAATTTTATATATTTTATACCCCCCTACCCCTGCCCTAAATAAACATAGGGGGGTGTTTTTGTGATAAATATGTCACACTTATTCTATATTTAGCTGCTGATGAGCAAGCCTTTTTATTTTTGGTCTATATATGTGTGGTGTATATATATATAATACGAGACGGTGCAGTTTTTTTGGGTGGGGTTTGCATTTAAGTATTCGCCAAGTATTGCCAAAGTATAGGGCAAGTAAACCTATAGCATAGATCAAGTATA